GGATTTTATATCCCATGCACTCACGACGACTACTCTTAGTATTATTTGAGTACCCTTATCTACCTAATTGTGGTAGATGTATACGGTATACACCAAATTAAATTTTACTATCTTTACCTTAAGTTTTTCTTACCTCTCTTCTGAGAGGACTCTTTTTCGCCTTAAAGCAAGACGTTTGTCACGTTTTGTTTAGTTGACTAATTTAGTTACGACAATATTTACACTTGCATAAGCTGTCCATTAGACCGGACTGAATATTCACCGGGTGAATATTCACAAGGCTATTTCTATCTTGGATCTTATTTATGAATTCTACTGTTTAACACTTTTATCTATAATATCCTTGTTCAACACTGTGTGATATTTATAGTTGATATTCATATTTTAAGTCAGTTTGGATATGCGGTTTGTAAAACCAATACCAATAAGGCTCTTTACTCCTACATACTTAGTCCATATGTAGGCATTCTATACTCTGCTTGACTAACAGATTCCACTGTTGTGGTTATGCAGTGGTCTTATAAGAACCAATTTTCTATTTTTACTCTAACCTTAGTCTCTTTGAGACGTTTTCAATGTAGATGTTGTTATGAAGAATACAACATTGAATCTTATAATTGTATGGTTTTTGATATTATTTCAAGTCTCATGACGGTATTATTACCTGATATAGAACCATTTCATACTATCTAGGATTTAAAGTACCCTTATAAACGCTTTAGTTTATTAGGCGGCGGAGTACCGATTATCCCGAAATCGGGTATAGGTTACCTATTTGCACGGAACAAGACCCTATACAGTTGTTTTTAGCACGGCGATTTTGCCAGACTTTTAGTCTGATCCGCGAAATTATTTTCAACTCACCACTATATGTGGAAGTACAAAAGGAAGTGATTCCTCCTTTTGTGCTGCTCCTGACCCGTCAATTTACTCGAGAGTTTCTAAGCAGAAATATTTCCCTGAGAACATGAAGATTAACACTTTTATAATGATTATGATCTTCACAAACCCCACATTTTTATAATGAAGTTTTTACAGATGCTACAATCTCTTGGAATCGAAGCGAACGGTGACGTTACCGGTGCTCTTGGCGGAGCTAAAAATGCGTTAAAGTATGATTTAGATCTTATAAAACCATATCAGGAGTATGTGACAATGACGGTCCATGTTTATGGTTTTTGGCGCGATCTAACCAATTTTGAGTCCTCAAATAAGACAGAAGTAATTGGTAACGTCATTTTTTCATCATTACGTTTATTGTTAACGTATTTTGAAATAGAAGACGCAGTTATGTTTATGTCTACTATGTTTAAAGGACTACCCCCGAATTGCTTGCTAGAGGCACAGAGCGGAATACCTCGAGAATTTATTGATTCTTGGGATACTCTGGCTAATGGAGATCTAGCGAAAAAGCTAACGCGAGTGTTAGTAGGCCTGATTACTTGTCCTTTGACAAAATCATTTGGGCTTAAATTTACTGAGACTGGGTTTGATAATTTTATCGACCTCAGGGCCAGTAAAATAAAATTTACAACAGCTCCCGAATTAGTACGCAGCACCCTGGATTTGATAGTTTCCTTTGGAGCTACAGGTTATGAGTGCTTTGTTGAGAAATCTTTACGGCCAGCTCTGGTGCGAGATAGGGCTGCCCGTGATTGGCTCCGTGATTTTGAAAGCGTTATGGATGAACTAGCAGACAAACCCGTGGATGCCAATTTTTCCCCGGCTCGAATAATAGAGTCAATGAATAATTTGTCAGCCCGTGGTGCCAATCTACTGGTGTCTTATCCCCGTGAAATTGGTCCTTGTTGGAAAATTCTCATGGATAAGCGAACTCGATTACGTCAAGAATATAATATTGCCAGTTCTCGTAAACCCCCTTTTTCAGTTTTAGTTTATGGTACGCCAGGCATTGGTAAGTCTGCTGTTGTGCAAACTATAGCTACTATATATCAGCGAGCAATGGTGATGAAAGGGATCTATCCTGAATTGAAGTGGGATCCTGCTGTTAATATGTACACTTTCAACGTTAAAGATGATTTTTGGAGTGGGTATAAAGGTGCCGTTCAATGGTGTGTCTTATTGGATGATATTGGGCGTGAGCACGTTAACCACGTAGCAGCGGGAAAGATGACCTCTATCAATGAGATCATTGATATTTGTAATACCATTGGTATAGCAACTAATCAAGCTGATCTACCTGATAAGGGGGTTATTCCATTAATTCCAAAATTAGTTCTTGCTACTACTAATACTAAAGATCTCAATGCGCATCATGCTGTAGCAGAATCTTCTGCTGTCTTAAGACGTTTTCCCATTGTAGTGCAACCTATCTTGAAAGCTGAATTTTTGGACGCCAATACTGGTATGATGAAGAAACTGGATAGAGTTGTGCACGATGCATGGGACTTTCGGGTTGAAACAGTAAAATTAACTATTCGAG